CACACATCTGGATAATAAATTGATGGGTCATCACTAACATATCGTCTAGACACTTCGTTCCACGTTAAACCAATTTGATGTTTGACTAATTGTCTTGCAACAAACACAGGAGCTTTGATTCTAAACTGCATTGATGCATGACCAAATGGACTCCAATGATTATGTTTTGCAAGATAACCTATAAGTCGTTCATCACCATAATTAAGAAGACCTTCAACTTGACCACCAGTAAATCCCCTATCCCATTCGGATTCCTTATCAAAAGATACACGAGCAGCATTAACAACAGTCAAGTCACTTCCCATGTGGTCTTTAAGTAATACTTCTATATCCAATTGTATATCCCCCAAATAGATGCACCAAGATAGAATATCTCCATCAACATCCGTGGAGTATCTTTATCTAATCTTGCAAAGTTTGCCCAAAATGTAGCTGCAACCAAAGACAATAACCAACCTATCCATTGAGAAGAAACACTTCCCGATGCAAGAAACATTACAGCTAAAAGTGCGATTGCAAGTGCAATCCACCGCATCTTACTATTAGGCAATTTTCTATTTGGTGCAATTAGTGTCAATGTTAATATTTTAGTACCCATTATATATCCTTTAAAATTGGTGCCGATACAAGGAATCGAACCTCAAACTGATGCTTACAAGGCAACTGTTATACCGTTTAACTATACCGGCAGTAAAAGTGGTGGAGTTAGAGGGAATCGAACCCACGACCTTCTGGATGCAAACCAGACGCTCTCCCAACTGAGCTATAACCCCACACGATTGTTTAACGTGATTCTCTTTTATTGTTAAACCTTGAGTTTGTATTGCGACCTTGTGGATTAAATCCCTTTGGCCATGATGGTTGTCGAGTTGCAAGTCTCTTGATTCTCTCTGACAATTCTAAATTATTTTTAGTTAATTCAGCACAATCAAATTCCAACTCTTTAACTCGTATAACGAGTTTCTTATTTTCTGCTTCAACAACGTCAAGCATCCTTATTGCGTTCTGTTCCTGTTCGAATTCTTTTTCGCTCATTTCAGATACAACATTTCCTAAATCCATTTTAATTAGACTCCTCTATTAGATTTAATAACTTTATTCTATACTTATTCTTGTCCAAAGTCAAGAACCTTTTGTAATTATTCATCATATTTTTAATGTCTTGCCATATGTAATCCTCAGATAGTTTTTTGTTCCATGTTTTACTAAAATCAACCAACTCGTCAAGAATGATAAGAGTTTCTAATGATATTCTTTTTCCAAGATACTCTTTTAATAATATAGGGTGTTCGTCACTTTCAATATTAAAAAGGGGATTAAAGTTTTTAATAAAAGGCATAATCTCTAATGTGAATTGATCGTAAAAGTTAGCTCTTTTATTTTTCCACTCTTCATAGTTTTCATCATTAAAATTTGATACATAACCTTTACTGTCTTTAATAAAATTAGAGACAAAATAATTTTTTATGTTTTCTTCAGTTTTATATTTTCGTGAGATTTTGACAAAGAAATATCTATCCTTTCTCTTGTAGAAAGAATCTCGTTTGATACGAGTTTTGCCTTTGTAAGTAACAAAGTCATAATCAGTTTTACCAAAGTGTGCTTTCATTGCACAGTACATAAGATACACATCAATTGCTTCCATTAAAAACTTTCTATACTGGTAACTGAGCTCTTCTTGGCAGAAAATTCAAGTCACGAGCATTCGCTTCAATTTTTTCTTTTAGACCTTTGGAAACAAGAGAACCAATTGAGTCTGGTTCAATACCTTCTTTATCACAATACCAAAGAATAGCATCCATATGAGTAATGTTCTTTTCTTTAGCAATAATTTCTATTGCGTTCGTAAATGTTTTCGATGTTGTGAAAACTGCCATAGTATATATTTTCCTGTAATCATTATAAAAAGTGGTAGGTTATTCTGTTGCTAAGAAACCTACCGAAACTCCGAGTAACTATGCGGCTAGCGCATAATCCTCAAGTGCAAAGTTATCATCATTTGCATTTAGTTGTTTTGACCTATAACGGAATCACCCGACAATTCTCCACTCATCTACCTCTGCCTGTCGATCCTATTCAACCCCCCTAAGCACACTCACCGAATGTGTTTAGGTGGAGTTGGGGGGAATCGCACCCCCGTCCAGATCAGCTCTCAACTCGCATCAACAAATTGTATTTATATTTATACTGGTTAAAGTTTCCTATACTAACTAAGCAGCTTTTAATTTCTCAGAAGTTGTAAGGATGGTTTGACCTTCATTATCAAAACCAAGTTTTTGACAGAGTTCAATCTGTTCTTTATTATCAGTAACACCAATAACCTTGGCCGCAATTCTAAATGCAATAGTTTCAACACCCATATTAGAAAGACGATTTTTTACTAAAGTGGTCATGGGTATCTTCTTATCTTGAGCATATTTTTTAAATTTAGGAAAAATATCACACGACCCATCATCACGACCTGTGCAATTAGCTGTCCAACTTAGACAGTCATCATCTAATAACCTCAGATATTTTGCAAGTCCAAGAATAACATAACTAGAAATAACTGATTCATCTTTCCAAGCTTTCCTAATAATTGTTGATGATGTAATAAGTTGTGATTCAGTAACAGTTCCATTGTGTAGATATTTTTCATATTCTGCAAATCCACCCAAAACTGATACTGCATCTGGAATTGTTTTAAGAACATCTAACTGTGATTCCGCAAGACAATCCTTCGTTTTCAAATCTTTTGGATTATGAAAGACAATACCTGATTTATACAATTCATCTTTAGCCATTGATTCATTATCACCATTGCGTTTTTTAAATGCGAAAGCTTCTGTTGCACGGCAATCTTGAATAGTGTTTGTTTTGGGGTGAACATAAATTGAAAAAAGAGGATATCTAACCCCTTTAAGCATCGCAATTAAACTGCGGCGAAGACCATCCCAAACCAAAATTTTACCATCAGGTCGGATAGCAATATCAATAGAACCAGCACACATTTTATCATACTGCATTGGATTGTTATGTCTATCAGTAGCTCTTAAATGGTCTACTAACTGTCTTAACTTCAAAACACGTTGGTATGTTAAATCAACATAACAATCTTCAAGAGAAATCTTTTCTCCTGTTTCTGGGTGCATTATCAATTCAATTTCTTTATAAAAGTCATCATTTATGTCATTGACAAAAAGACCTTCTTTGCAAAGGCTGGTGATGTTTTTGATAATCAGCGCCATTTCTTTAAGTGAATATTGTTTAAGTTCAAGTTGTTTGAGATATTTATCAACATCTGGGAACTTAGTTAAATCTGGTACGGTAGTCATAGTAGCTTTCTCCTTGATCGAAAGTATTTTAATTGTCCATGCAAAATCATGGCACTATAGTTATTTAAAATGTGAGCGGACGGATGGTAATGCACCACCGTCTATTGGTTGGAAACCAATCGTAATACTTTTATACTACGTCCGCTTTGTTCATTGTGTATATATAATACCATACTAATCACTTAATGTCAAGCACTTTTTCTACTCTTTTTAGCAATTCCACAACTCTTTTCTTATAACCCCAACCAAGTATACTAGCCTTCTCGCCTTGTTCATAAGGTGGCGTTCTATTCCACTTATAGTATTGGTCAGATGTTAAGTCTATTCTGTTTCCATCAATGTCTATACACCACCAATGCCAAATGTCTTGTTCATCTAATGCTCGATAGAGTTTTATATTCTTTGTACCAAACACTTTCTGCAAACAAGCTGATGCATTATGGCAATGACCAAAACTAGGCGTTATAGAATTTCTTTGTTGCCATTTCTTAGGTATTAAGTCTGGTGTAAGGTTATCTACTATAGCTTTGGATACTATTTCCAAGTTTTCTTTATTGTATATCATATATCAAAAACTAAATAATAAGTCCTGATGTCATTTTTGTGTACGCAGATTCAATCTCACTGTTTGATGGTGTCATTAAAATAATACCACCAGAATAAAAAGTTACACTTTCTGGATTTTCTTGACCAGTTAGGCATACTCCACGAGCAAACCCCATTTGTTTATCTTCTGCATGGACAATCATTTTGGGCTCTTTTAGTGTTACATAGCTACTTGATTGACTTTGAAGTTTTCCAACAAATTCACCAGCTGGTGTTACTATTGATACAAGTGTGTTTATTTCGATCATATTGTTTTCCTAATATTTTGATTATTCCATTCTTCGACTGTTTCTACAAGAGTGTTAAGATAGTCGTGTTTTTGTTTGATGAATTCTTGAACAGTTCCATCTTCTGTTACCACTAAAATAACTACCTGAGAAATATCTACTCCTGTACGTTCTTTATACATTTCAGCATACGCAGAACCTTGAATGTAATAACTTTCATTATACTTATCAATTCGTTCTTTAGTTGATGTTTTAAAATCTATAATAGACGGCACACCTTTGTATTCTGCAATACAATCAACTCTGCCTGCTACTTTATACTTGTCACTATACAAACCAGCTTCTTGAGCATATATGTTGTCTATGTAAGTTAACGCATTATCTCGCAATTCGCTGAACAGACAATACGGTAAGAAATGTTTCTTGTGTTTTTCCCATTCTAACGGAGAATTGAACTGCATGTTGTTTAGATAGTCTTCACACATATGATGAACTTTAGTACCACGATTTGCGGCTGTTCTTGATATGTGATTAGCAACATCGTTGCCTACACGTTTACGCCATTGTGCTAGTCCTTTCTTATTACGAACTGATAGAACAGTTGTAATCGATGGGTACTTATTCCCCTCTGGTGTTTCGTATAGACGTATGCCGTCTGTATTTGTTGCAGATATAGGTTGCAACTCCACTGGTTCATGATTAAACATTATATCACTTTCTCATTTTTCATCTTATATTACCATTATATAGAGTCTAACAGGGTTTGTCAACCACCATTTACTTTTTCATAAATTCTGGATATGCATTCCCTGTACCTTCGTACATATCAGATCCAACTTGCTCTTCTTCTTTACCTACACGAACACCAATACTCTTGTGTAATATCCACCATACAGTAAGAGAGGCGAGGAACACGAATCCAGCGATAGTTGCTATACCGATTGCCTGTGCTACAATTGTAGCATCTGCATTAAAGATAGGAACTAGTAGCAGTCCGATTATACCAGCAATACCATGTACAGAAATAGCACCAACAGGATCATCAATACCCCATTTTTCAATAAGAGTCATAGCAAATGGAATTATCCCACCACCCAACATACCATAAAGTACCGCAATCTGTGGACTTGGTGATAGGGGGTCAGCAGTAATAACAACCAATCCTGCCAATGCACCATTTAGTGTTACATTAAGAACAACTCGTTTTGTCCAAAGTTTAGATACAATCATTGCACCTAACAAGCCACCAGCAGCAGCCATATTAGTGTTAACAAAGATTTTACCTAATGCCTGTGCATCAATAACAGTAGAGAATGCTAGTTGCGAACCACCATTAAAGAAGAACCAACCCAACCATAGGATTAATGTACCTAGTGCAACAAGGGGCATATTTGAGCCAGAAATGTTTTTCGGTTTCCCATTCTTATCATATTTTCCATCACGGGGCCCAATGATAATAACGGCAGCAAGAGCAGCAGAGGCACCAGCCATATGAACAATACCAGAACCAGCAAAGTCAAAGAACCCCAGTTCACTTAGAAATCCACCACCCCATGTCCATGCACCTTCTAGTGGATAAATGAGTGCAGTAAATACAGCAGAGAAGATTAGGAATGACCACAACTTCTTTCGTTCTGCTACTGCACCCGAAACAACAGACATTGCTGTTGCAACGAATACCATTTGAAAGAAGAAATCAGCATACATAGAATGTGTCTCTGGTTCATTCCACCCATACATAATCTCATAGCCACATAACAGGAATGCAATAGATGCTACTGCAAATAGTGCTACATTCTTAGTTAAAATCTCTGTGACGTTTTTGGTTCTTACTGAACCTGCTTCAAGTGCAGTAAATCCTGCAGCCATCCACATAACCATTGCACCTGATATCAAAAAGAATATCGTGTTTAACGCATAATCAACTTCCATAATAATTTTACTCCTAAATTTCTCTCATTCGATTTACTAGTCTATTTGCTCGATTGG